AGGCCTTCACAGAATCCATGATCCACGATGGGCCCTTGCCTGACCTGGCAGCCGGATCGAAGCCATACGAGATCGGGGTTGGGATTGACCACGGCGCGGACGCAGGGAGCCAAGTGGCCTGTCTCGTGGCGGTTGACAAGAATGACAAATACCCGAAGGCATACATTCTTGATGAATACATCGCCGGGGCTGCGAGCGGAGAAGCCCACGCACGCGGGATCCTCCAGATGCTCACCCGGAACGGGATGACCCACAACCACGTCGACAAGTGGGTGGGGGATCGAGCCTATGGCGGGAAGCGGAGTGGTGGGCGGATGTCAAACCTTCGATTAATGCAGGGCTTTGAGTCGTGCCTCAACCACAAGCCAGGCCGGCTACCGTTCCGAATCAAGCCCGCTTGGAAGCCTCGATGGTCCGTGTACCATGGCTCAAACCTACTCCATGAGATCATGGAGCGCGACAACTTCATCATCAGATCGCGGTGCAAAGCCACGATCCGATCTATCAATCATTGGGATTTTTCAGATTCGGAATTCAAGCACGCAATTGATGCCATGAGGTACGCAATTTTGTCCATCATCCATGACAAATTCCGCGCTCCTGTGCGCATCCAACTGTATTGAGGTCTTCAAATGCCCAAGCTCACCACCACCACTCCGCAGATGCCCACCCCGCCTGACCCGTTCGAGGCTCAGCGATGGGAGCACACCCGACTCAGGCGGCGCCTTCTCGAGGGCAATTGGAACAACGATCTGAAGGAGCGATACATCCAGCATATGGGCAGCGTTCGCAGCCAGGCCCACGGGGAGCTTGATCTCAGTTCCAACCCGTTCCGGGTGATCTCCCGTGAGCTTGCCGTCCTGTACGATGCGCCGCCCACTATCCGGCACGACCTCGAGAAGGATCCAGCGATCACAGAGTTCTTGGGCGCCCAGGGTACGCTTGCCAATTCGGGCTTGTGGTCAATTATGCAGTGGTTCCAGTCCCGGGTGATTGGATGCCGGGAACACCTGCTCCGCTGCACAGTTGATGCAGCCGGGCTTAGGTATCGCCCGGTATCCCCTGACAAAGTGGTGGCCACCGCCAAGTCAGAATCCCCCGACCAGGCCGATTCGATCCGTGAACTGAGACTCAGGAACGTTGAAGGCAAGGCGACCTGGTGCTGGGATTGGCTGGACATCCGCAACCCATCCGCGCCCGTCTATGCCGTGCATGTGGATGACAAGGGCCGGCTGGGCAGAGACATCACGGCCTCCACTTTGGGCGGGACGTTTTCAGGCGATGCCTATCCGTACCGCTACGCGGACGGATCGCCCTATTTGCCCTATGTCCTGTACCACGCGCAGCGAAGCGGAGATCGGCTCTGGGATCCCTGGGATGGCATGGAGGTCGTGGAGGGATCGCTCAACCTGGCGGTTGCCTGGTCCTTCTGGTTTCATTGCCTGCGGGATGCATCCTGGCCCCAGCGGTACTTGGCGAACCTTGTGCCGGCGGGCCTTTCGGCTGTCGATGCCGACAATGGACGCCGCACTGAAGTCACCACCGATCCCGCTACTGTCATCATCCTTGAATCCAACGCCGACTCAGCCGCGGAGACGGGCCAGCCGATGGTCGGCCAGTGGAGCCAGGCCACCGATCTCGAAAGCCTCGAGCGGGCGATCTCTGCCTTCGCTAATCGCCTGGCGCAGGATGCCGGGGTGTCGCCATCGGACATCCAGCGGCTTGGCGGCACTGCCCGCAGTGGCTATGCCATCGCCTTGACCAACGAGGGCAAGCGACACGCGCAGCGAAAATTCGCGCCCCAGTTCCGCGAGGCTGATGCCCACCTGGTCGGGTTGACCGCTGCGATGCTGAACCGGCATCACGGAACCACGCTTCCTGAGTCGGGCTATTCAGTGCTTTATCAGCAGATCCCGTTGAGCCCGCAAGAGCTTGAGGCCCGCCGCAAGCATGTTTTGGAACTGCTCGAGGCTGGACTGATCGACCGTGTCGCGGCTTATCAGCAGTTGAACCCAGGGCTTTCCGATGACCAGGCGCGCGCCGACCTACAAGCGATTGACGCCGCACGCACCGCTATTCCATTCCTCAACAGACAGGGAGCTTGAACATGGCCTATTCATGTCCACATTGTGAAAAGGACATCGCTGACGCGGTGCCAAAGAGTCGCTTTGATGAGATCTATTCGGAGCGCCGCCAGTTCAAGAAGGAACTGGCAGAAGCCCTGACAGCTGCGGAGACTGCTACCGCAACCGCGACAGATTCCGACGCGCTCCAGGGTCAGATCGCAGAACTGCAAGAAAAGCTGAAAGGCCAGTCTGACTCACATGCCCGCGCGCTCGCTGTCATGGGTGCAGGGATCACAGACGTTGACGATGCCGCGGATCTTCTCGCGGTGTTTGACCGCCGCGCCCCCGAAGGAATCACGGTGGCTGAGTGGTTGGCAGACCCGGAGAAATTGCCGCGGGCGGCCTCCGCACTTCTGCCGCAGCCAGCTGCACCCAAGGCCCCGGAGGAATCCAACGGGGTTGGAACCCCGCCACATCAGCCAGCACCGCAGCCAGCACCGCAGACAGATCGCGGAGCGATCCCGCACACCGCGGCTCCTGGCGCGTACACGCCGGAGGCTATCGCACGGATGAGCGTCGAGGAGTACCGGGAGGCACGGGCCGCCATCAAGGCGTCTGCGAAATCAGCCTAAGAACGCGCGATAATCCTAATTGTGCAAATCCTGGCGACTTGCCGAAACCCGGCGATAATCCAGGTTGAACCTGCCGATCCTTCCTGGGAGGACTGGAGTGGTAGTATAGCGGTAATAGACGGGGAGCCAGCCAGCGGGCACCCAGGGGCCTTTATGGCGATTTTGCGGTATTAGGACTATCTCTTGACCTGGCACGACAAAAGCACTTAGACTGGCCTTGACATTTTCTGATTTGCTCGCCTCGGGTCGCACCCGTAACCGCGGAAAAACGGTGAGTTGTGTGAACAACCAACCAATCCACGGGTGCCCCCATGGCAAACGAAATCTATTACTCTGGCTTGGGCGACCTTCGCCTGGCTGCCGTCCTCCACCAGGAGATCGCTCTCCTTCTTGCTGATCGCGGTTCCCTTCGTGGGCAACCTGCCATCGTCAATTATGGCGATCTGTCGGGCCGCGGCTCCACTGTTCTTGAGGTGCCCCAGGCAGGCCTTGACGGATATGACCGAATGGCCGCCGTTGCTGAAAACGCCAGCACGTCAAACACTGCTCTCACTGATGCCAGCCCGTCGATCACCATCGCGCGCCAGGCTCTCCAGTACCAGATCTCTGACCTGGCGAACATCACCGATAGCGTGGGCCTCGACACTGACAGGCTTGCCGCCTCGATGGTCGGATCCTATGACATGCGGTTCACCGAGATGATCTGCCAGATTACTGATGACTTCACCGCGACGGCCGGATCTTCTGGCGTCGATATGGTGGTAGCTGATTGGTATGACGCGCAGTTCGCCTTGACGCAGTCCAGCGTCACGGGCCCGTACCTGGCGATCCTGCATCCGGTGCAGCTGACGGACTTCCAGTCCAGCCTCCGGGCTGAAGCTGGCGCCGTCCAATACGTGCCAGCTACTGCGGAAATGCTCGCCATCAAGGGACCTGGCTTTGCCGGCTCCTTCAACGGTGTTGACATCTTCGCAAGCTCGCATGTTCCGACCGCAAACGCTGGCGCTGATCGCGCTGGTGGAATGTTCGGTGCTGGCGCCGTGGGCTATGCCACAGGCTCGCTGACTGCGGTACGCGGTGCGGGCGGCCTGGTTCTGCCTGCCGGTACTCCGGTGGTGGTCGAGTTCGAGCGGGATGCCGCCGGTGCTATGACCACAGTGGTCGGTAATGGATTCCTGGGCGTGGCCATCGTTGAAGATGGACGCGGCGTTTCCATCATCACTGACGCCTGATCGAATTTCCGGGGCGGCCCCGGGGAGCTTAGCTATACCTGCTCCCTGCGGGCCTCCCGGGGTTCGCCCTTTTCACCCTCAACAATCGCCACAAAGGGAGCAACCAAATGGCATTCAACCCAGCTGATACCGACACAGGCGCGATCAAAGGCCGACAGGTCACCAGGCGCAAGTCGAAATCAAAGCGGATCAACCTGCCGCCGTCGCCAAGTTTCATCTTCAAGGCTCACCCCACGCGGTGGGGCATCATTGACGGTGATTGGTGCCCAATACTTTCCAAGATGAAACTGGAGCCCGGGATCGGTGGCGTTGGCCACAATCTCAACGAGGCGAACGCGCGTGAAAACGCCCGCCAATCTGGATGGACGATCCTCGATCCTGACACCGTCGGAGAGGAGTACGTGCAAGTGTATGACGGCACTGGCGGCCCGGTTCACATCGAGAAGTGGGTCACCATCAAGCAAGTGGGCGGGCAAGTCATTCTTAAGCCCGACCTTGACGCATACAAGGAATTCCTTTTCCGCCTGGTGGACAGTGGCCTCATTGAGCCACTGGACGAAGACATCAAGACTGCCATGGTCGCCCAGCAAGAGCAGCGGATCTCGAGGAATGCCAACAAGCTCGATCCGGCTGCCAAGGCGCGCACGGCTGCTGATACGGCCAAGCTCGAGAAGATGAAGAAGCCAACCCGGAAGAAGCCAACCCGGAAGAAGAAGCCCGACGCCAATGCCTGAAAAGACACCACCACGCAAAGCCATCGAGGAGATCACCCGCCGCGCCTTTGACGCGGGTGGCTCTGCGGTGGCGAAGCAAGCAAGGATCGAGGCCACAAAGGCAGCGATCCGCGCTGACAGAAAAAAGAAGGGGTGATCCATGGCCAGCACTGACACCCTCTATTCTGGGATTTTCCTTACGCCTGAGTGGATGGAGCAGGGCCGGGCCAACCTGGTCAAGTGCGTGGTGAAGCGCGAGGGCGCCAAGGTCGCGCCTTCATCTGGCACAGTCACGATCTTCAACGAGAACCAGACCGCGATTGTGGACGGGGCTGCCGTCACCATCACCGGCTCTGTCGCACAGTACACCGTCGCATCCGGCACGATCTCGGGTGAGACCCTGGGCGCGGGCTGGCTGGTCGAGTGGGCGCTGGTCATGCCGGACGGGGTGACGCACACATTCAGGAATGATGCTGGCCTGGTGCGCCGGCGGCTCTATCCAGTGATCAGTGATTCTGACCTCACCCGCAGGCATTCCGATCTTGGGGATCTGCGCCCGTCTTCAATGACGAGCTATCAAGACTATATCGACGAGGCTTGGGCAGAGATTGAGAACCGCCTGATCAGCGAAGGGAACCGGCCTTACCTCGTGATGAGCCCGGCGAGTTTCCGCGAGATCCACATGTTCAAAACGCTCGAGCTGATCTTTGTGGATTTCCACATGTCAGCCGGGGAAGGCAAGTGGCTCGAGCTTGCAAATCAATACGGCAAGCTCTACGGCATTGGCTGGAATCGGCTCTCCTTCATCTATGACGAAGACGACGACGGCTTCCCAGACAGCCGCGAAGATCGGCGGTCGGGCGTCGGCACCATCTGGCTCTCTTCTCGGGGCTTCTGATGGCGCTGTCTGTCTCCGCAGTGCGCTCACGCCTGGCCACCGCTGTCGGTGACATCACCGGGTTTAATGAGTCGAAAACCCCCTACAC